TTGTTTCTACTTTTTCTTCAGTTAAATAACTCTTAAATGAAAATGAATATTTTGGATTTTCACCTTCAATTAATGAATAAACTTGACTTGTATCCGAAATAACTAAACCATCCATTTCATATTCATAATTTGTTTTATTATCTACTAAGAATTCAGATAAATTAGATACATTAATTTCTTTTTTAACAATATATTTTGTATGTTTCATTTTTAATTTTTTAATATATTTAAATTGTTCTTCCTGTGTCATTGGAGGATTAATAACTGAAAATGCAACAAAATCAACCAACTTTAAATATTTTTTATCACTTGATTTTGAATTAATAAAACCAACAGCACTATTCCTTGATGTATTTCTAATTGATGATAAATGTTTTTTAAAATTATCTTTTGAAATAATTAATTCTCCACGAACAGCATCACCATTCTTCATTTTATCCGTATTTACATTAATAAATTCTAAATGATGTGTTTTGTCGTGTCCGTAAATTCCTTTAGTTCCTCTTGTATAAATATTTAATTTATCATTTTCTTTTACTATTAACGCAGATAAACCATCTAATTTATTTGATACAATATATGGACCTGGATATTTCTTTATCCAATTATTAATCTCTTTTTCAGATGATTTAATTTTATCCTGACTTCCTAAATAATAAGGTAATTTTACTTTTTCTTTTGTTTTATTACCTAAATTTACTTTTTTATATTTATCTTCATAAAATTCATAAATAACATCAAAAATTTCATCTCCAACTAATGATATTCCCTTTTCATAATAACTATCTGATAAATAATCTAATAAATCTGTAAAACTTTTTTTATTTAATGTTTTAACCATTTTAATTGGGTCTTTAATCACTTTTTTAATAAGTTCTTCCATTTTATTATTTATTTTATAAAATATTAATATTATTTCAATTTTTTAAATATAAAAAATAATTTTTTAAATTTTAATCTTTTGAATTTCACTATTATATAGTTCAATTTTCATATACAACTTAATATTATTGATTTCACATTGATTAATTATTTCATTAAAACTATCATTTGAATTTTTAAATCTAATACTTATTCCAATATTTTCTAAATAATAATACCCTTTATCTTCTTTTTTAATTGTTTTAATATCCTTAAATAATGTATTTTTAATTATTCTAAATCCATCTTTTATTTCATTTTCATAAATATATCTAAGAATTGATTTATAGTTCAATTCAATATCTACTTTTTTATTATTTATCTTTAATTTAATTATTTTTGATTTTGAATAATCGTAAAATTCTTCATCATCTGATTCAGTTTCTTCAGTATCATCTGTTAAAGTTTCTTCAGTATCATCTGTTAAAGTTTCTTCAGTATCATCTGTTAAAGTTTCTTCAGTATCATCTGTTTCTTCACTTTCATCAGTTAAAGTTTCTTCACTTTCATCAGTTAAAGTTTCTTCAGTATCATTTATTTCTTCACTTTCATCAGTTAAAGTTTCTTCATTATTATTTTTTTTAATACAATTTAATAATAATTTTAAAGTTAAAAAGATAAATGGTAAAATAAATATCAAATTTTCTTCTTTAAACATATTGAGAGTTTTATATTGTTATTTAATGAATATTAAATAATATTTTCAATTTTTTATTGTCAGTAAATGGATAATATTTATCTTCATAATATGTATTATAACTACTTAATAAATATATAAATTATTTAAATTTTTATAAAAATTATTTTTGTTTAATTAACTGATCACCTTCATAAATTCCATATAACTTTCCTTTTTTATTATTTTTAATTTTATAAACATTGTTTCCTTCTTTAATATATTCTTTTTCTTTAATAATAATTTTTTCTATATCATCTTTAATATCGTCTTTAATATCATCTTTAATATCTTCTTTAATATCATTTTGAATATCTTTTTGAATATCTTTTTTTTCACACATATCTAAATGGTAATCAAAATTTTCTTTAATTGTTTGTTCTAAATATTTAATTGAGTTTTTCATACTTTCAATATCATTATTAATAATATCTAATTCTTCAACAATTTTTTCTTGTTCTTTAATGGATGGAATAGGAATAATAATATTTCCTAAATCCTCTTTTGATAATTGTTTTTGATTAACACCAACAAATAAATGTTCTATTTTGTTTTTATTTAATTTACACCAATAAAATATATATTTTGTTGAATTATTATTACTTTTAAATCTTATAACATTTTCACAAAAGGAAAATTTTCCATTACAATAATAAATTTCACATTTTCCACTTCCATTTGTTGAATTAACCATAATTGATTCTTCATCAATATCATATTCATCTAAATATAAATTACCTAAAATGCTACAATAATATAAAGGATATTTTCCTGTTGTTTTACCTTCTTTTGATTTTCTTTTACTATTTGAATAAAATTCACAAATTTCATTTAATTTTTTATTTTCTTTTGTATTTGTTTTTTTTAATAAAATATTTAATTTTGCTTTTAATGTTATTTTTCTGTTTTCAATACAAATTTTTAAATTTTTTATATCTTCTTCTATAATATTTAATTCTTCTACAATTAAATTTTGAATTTTTAAAGATGGTATTGGTATTTCAAGAAAACCCAAATCGTTTTTATCAATTTTTTTTTGATTTACACCATTAAAATATTTTTCAATATTATTTTTATATTTTTTACAACAATAATAAATATAATTTGTTAAAATTTCATCATTAATACTTTTAAATCTTATAACATTTTCACAAATTGAATATTGTTTATTACAATAATAAATTTCACATTTACCACTTCCATTTGTTGAATTAATCATAATTGATTCTTCTTCAATATCATATTCATCTAAATATAAATTGCCTAAAATACTACAATAATATAAAGGATATTTTCCATTTTCTTTTCCTTCTTTTGATTTTCGTTTTCCATTTGAATAAAATTCACAAAAATCATTTAACTTTATATATTTAATATCATCATAATCTATGTTTTTATTTACTAAATACTCTTTATAATTCCAAGAAAATTGTTTTTCTTCTAATTCTTTATATGATACTTTACATATTTTTTTTTCTATTATTTTATCTTTTATTTTTTCTAATTTTACAAATTCAATTTCTTTTGTTTGTGTTCCAGTTTTCATCATTAGTGTTAATGTTTCTGCTGAAGTATATGGTTTAAAACTATTTTCTGGATTTATTGCTATTTTATACATATTTGAATTATCTAAAATATATTTTCTTACATCAGATATTTTTTTTGTTTTATTATATATTTCCTTACCATTTGATGAAACTGCAATTATTTGATTTCCATTTTTAACTATACTTATTGCTGATAATATAAATAACATTACACCAGATTCACTTTTTACTTTAAATATTTTATTTAATTCTTCATTATCAAAATAATATTTTTTTTTTAAAGAAAATGGCGGATTCATAATTATATGACCATCAAATTTTTCTTCTTCATAATCTAAACATCCATTTTCTAAGAAATCTATATTCTTTAAATTTGTATTATATACATTTGATTTTAATAAAACATTCATTTGACCTAACTTTAATGTATCATCCACAATTTCAAAACCATTAATATATTTTGATACATCTTTATCCAACTTTATTTTTTCTTTTAATGCTTTTTCTTTAACTTTTGAATAATATGATAATAAAATTCCACAAGTTCCACAAGCAGGATCCATCACTTTTGTATATGACCCATCTTTATTAATTTTTATTTCTATATTTTCAATCATATAATTTACAATATGTCTTGGAGTAAAAAATTGTCCGAAATCTTTATTTGTTGATGCCTCTTTTTGTAATGTTAATTCATATGCTTTTCCTTTTATATCCACATCAAACTTTTTAAAATCTATTTTATTATATTCTTTTAATATTCTAATAACAGTTGCTATTTTTTTAATAAAAAATCTTCTGTTTTTATAAATATCTTTAGTATGTTCATTGAATTTTAATATTCCACTAAAAATAATAGATGATACTACATCAAATAATAATTCTTTATTATTTTGATTTGAACTATCTTTATCAATTTTATCAATTAAATTCATTAATTCTTTCCATTCAAAATATTTTTTATATTCATCAATATCATAATCGTGATTTGCTATTTTAATTGATTTATTATATTTGGTTTCAATAAAATGCTTGTTATTTTCAAATTCATCATTAATTAATTTTAAAAATAAAAAATCAGTAATAACATCTAACGCTCTATCACCTGAAATACTTTCTTCATCTCTTAATAAATCTCTAATTCTTGAAAAAAATTGTTCTAATTGTCTTAAACTATCGGTTTCAGTGTATTTTTGTTTTATTTCTTCCAATTTATCTTCACTTGAATTTTTTAATTCTTCTTGAGTGATACATGGATATTTTCTTTTTATATGTTGTGTATAATCAAATTTTTTTTTAAAATTTTTATTGCATTTATCACAAGTATATAGAGGCATAATATTATTAATATAAATAACAAATATTTAAGTTATTTTTGTTCTTTTTAATCAATTTTTATTACAATAAAAACACAAATTTAAATATGTTCCATAGAAAAATTTTAAAGGGTAAAAAAGTTGTTTTTATAGAACATTATTATATATTATATTTTTGAATGGTGTATAAAAAAGTGTTTTTATGGAACATTTAAAAAATTTTAAAGGGTAAAAAGTTGTTTTTATAAAACATTATTATATATTATATTTTTGTTCAATCATTAACATAAATATATTTGTTTTTGTAATAACTTTTTTAACACTTTTTCTAATTTGTTTTTTAATTATTTTTAATCCAAAAATTTCTAAAATACCATTTAAAATTTTATTAATTGCTGATTCAGTTATATTTTTATTTAAATTATGTTTATTTTTATCAAATAAAATTCTTATTTTATTATAATTATTTTTAAATGAATTTTCATTACTTAATAAAACTTTAATTTTTTTATAATAATCATTTCTTGGAATTTTAATAGTTAAATTATTTAAGTCAAATTCTAATGTATTTATTATATTTTTAATAACTTCTATTTTTTCATTTACATAAATATCAATATATTCATTATTTGTTTTTTTATTTAATAAAATCAATAATCTATTATATTTGTATTCACAATTAAAATATAAATCTAAATTTTTTTTTGTAATCATTTTAAAATTCCAAAATTTTTTAAAGTTATACTTATAATATTCATAACTTTCTTTGTCAATACAATCAATATTATCAACATCTTTAGCTTCTAATATTTTTTGTTTATATTCATCATCCGTTATTTTTAATTTTTTTTCTTTTTTTTTTTTAACTATAAAATTTTTAGTTGTTAATATATCATTCGCAATTTCAGCAAAATTAATAATATCTGTTGAAGTTTTATTACTAATTTGTTTTCTTCTATTTTTTGTTAATTCTTCAATATTTATAATATTTAATTCATATTTAATTTCAAGATTATTAAAAAAATATTTAAGTTTATTGAAATCATCTTTTTTATAATATTCAGTTCCACCAGAACCACTATATTTAATAAAAGGAATTCCATATTTAGAAGATAATTTATTAATCAATGTGTCAATTTGATAACAAGAAAATTTTGATTTAATAATTTTAAAAACCCAAATTTCATGAGTTTTATCATCAAAATTATCAAAACAAGTTATATAACAACATATTCTCTTTTTAAAATTTTTAGTGGAACCAATTTTAAAATTTTCTGATATTTTATGATGAATTATATATATGTATGACATTATGAACTTAATATATATTGTGATTAATAATTTAATTAAGATTAATTAACTACATAAATATTTTAATTAAACAAATCATTAAAACTTGTAAATTTATTTTTATAAAATTCATCTGGTTCAGGTGGAACATT